ACTGATATAGGGTCTTGTCCTTTTTAGAGGCAACACCGATCCGAGTCAATGTTTCACGAACCTTCAAAAAATTATCCGGTTCAGGGAGTAATACCTCCAACATGCTTTCTGGAGTCCAATCGTAGTAAATTTTTTCCGCATCCATTTCTGCCACCTTTTTTTGTTCTTATATGATATTTATAAGGAGCACCCATCTAACCTCGGCCACCCTGTTCCTGTCGGCCTCTGATAATATCGATTTGAGTATTGGAAAGGATTTTCAGTGCTTCTTTTGCCTTTTCTGCCGAGTACCCAAAATATTCCATTACCAACGCCAACGATTCAGTCTCTTTGTCCTTTTTGTGCCACTGACTGAATCTTTTTCTCTTGATGACGTTATTTATAAGAAAACGATACTGGGATCTTTTAGGTATATGCGAATATCGATTCATCATATTTGAATACAATATTGTATCCGGGAAGAATGACAGTCCCCTGTTTATCATATAGGCAGAATAGTCTTTCTCTGCTTGGGGGTCAACGAATAAATCCTCCTTGGTTTCGTTGATCGCCTTTAGGAAGTCAAATGGTGATAATGCCATGTTATTCTACTTCGTCTTCATCTGGAACAATAAACATCTTGCCCGGATAAAGTTTGTCTAAAGTATCATGCATTTCCTCATGCGTCTTTGCCTGAGCATAGAATTTGTCATCCAGAACTCCATATAGGTATATCGTGTCTTCATGTGTTTCCATATAACAAACAACGATATTATCTGATTTCATTTCCGGTGTAATTCCATGCTCCTCGAGCAGTCTTTCAACTGTTTTCTTTGCTGCATACTCTCTCAAATACCACCCAATAATTATTAGTATTAGCATCAATGAAAGATCTAGCAATATTTCTTGCGATTCCATAATCTTTCCCTATTTGAACGAACAAGAACGCATTATCTCCGTCATTGCCGCCATAATATTCAACTCATGATCAGCAACAAAAGCAGCACGGTGCTGATAGTCTGCCAGAATTAGAACCAACTCCGGAGTACTCTTTGCTTCCAGATAATCTGTGGTCCTATCGTATAACATATGAAACAAGTGAGTGGTATCCATATCAGAATTCTTTGCAACCCACTTGCGAACTCCATTGAATGACTTTTCCTTTAGTAAGGTCATCAACTCTTTTATAGAGTCATCAGACATACTTACCAGTACGCCAGAATCAATGGTGCCAGATACAGAATATCTTTGCAGCTCATTCAGTATTCTACGATAGTCCGGGAAGTGCATTGTTATCAACTCTGCAACCACCTTTGGATCAAATGCGATCTGCTCCTGCTTCAGTATCTGCGACACACGTTTGAAGAACCCAGCAGCAATGATCTGCTTATCTTTATTATCTATCTTAAAATCAATCACAGAACACCTACTATGCAGTGCAGCGATGATTCTGTTTTTGAAATTACAAGTGAAGATAAATCGGCAGTTGTTGCTGAACTCTTCAATGAATCCACGAAGTGCTGGTTGTACTGATTCTGCGGACATAAAGTCCGATTCATCGAGTATGACTACTTTCTTTGAGTCGGTCAGAGAAACAGTTGATGCAAATCCCTTGATCTTCACTCGGAGAGTATCAATCAAACGACCTTCATCGGATCCATTTATCAATATATACTCAGCCCCAATTTCATTGCATAGTGCTTTGGCAACTGTAGTCTTGCCGACACCTGAAGTGCCAGTGAACATAAGAGTTGGTAATTCACCTGCCGCAACGAATTGCTGAAGAGTATCCTTGAGTGCTACAGGTAAAATACATTCACTAATTGTTTGTGGTCGATATTTTTCGCACCACAAGAATTGATCATCACGAACATCAATCATTAGATAGATCCTCTAAACTTGGAGTTGTATTTTCAACCTTGGGACGTACTCTACCATTAGTTGCTAAGTAACAATCGGCATGATATGGTCTAACGTGATTTGCATGTTTTCTGTTCTTAGGTGATTCTTTATATGCCTCTGCTAAGAATCCAATTTGTTTACAGACCTTACAAACAAATGACGTTAGATTTTTGGTACCATATATAGTCTGATTGAATTCATCCTCTACTATACCTCTCCACAATCTTGGTGCTTTACCATTCAATTTAACCATAATATATCCATAATGTAAAGTGTGGTTTAGATAACGCTATCTATTTCAACCGACATGATATAAAACAAGTCGGAATTCTTAGATATGAATTTAGACCTCTTGCTGGTTTTGGCAGCATTACTACCAATTAGCACTGAATAGTTACCTGGAATGAACTTGAAATTCTCTACCTTGAGGTTGATTTTGAAAGTCAACTTAGTGTCGCCAATAACAGTATCGTAAGAATTTGCAGTTGCATTTTTCTTATCAGAAACAACAACTCTAATTTCAGAACCATCACCAATGAAACTAACATCAGGTGCTGCCAGGATAGATGAAGTCTTGATGATATTTGCCAACATATTTTCCGACAAATCAAACTGAATTTCTGGATTTGGTGGCATGACAATTTCCTTGGTTGGAACTGTAAGGATTGCAGCATTTGCGGCAAAGTACTTAATTGATCCACCTTCGGTCATTGATACAAACTTATCTGTGAACTGTAGTTCAGGGTCTTGGAACAAACTGTATGCAGATAGAAATGCATTCAGATCATAGATAGCAAAATCCAATGGGAACTTTTCTGCGGCAGTAACTTCAGCAAAAATTGCCTTTTGTCCACCGATAGTTGATAACTTGTTGCCAGACTTGATCAAAAGATTGGTATTGATTGAAGCGAAATTCTTCAGGATACCCACCGTTGTTTTACTTAGTTTCATATATCTCTCCATTAATTATTAGTAACATTGCTAGTATACCTCATATTTGATTATGAGTAAAATTTAGTTCTCCTTGGAATACTTGACATCATGTTCATACAAAAATGCTATGTTGCACAGAGCATGAGCAAGATGATTTTTGTTGGTCTCAGGATCATTCTGTTCCCCTTCCAACCATGCCCAAAGATGTCTCTGTGCTGCGTCATAGTATCTGCGTTTGGCGTCAGGCACCTTGATCCAATTATTTGGTTCGTACTTTTGTGCACCATAGGTTAGAATTTCAACCATAGATTTTAGTGCTAGAGGTGGAACCAAACCATACTGTAACTTGTCTCCATCAAACTTACGACCACCAGTGGTTGCAGTCTGAGAGGACTTTACAATATCATTCAGAGTCTTATTGATGTCCTTCACTTATGCCTCAACGATACCGGCAACACGAAGTTCGTCCATGAACTCGGCATGGATAGTGTCCGCAACTTTAGGTTGCATGATCTTTTCTAAACGCACACGTGCTTCTTGCGTCTGTATGGTGTTTACTTTCTTTGTCTTTGTCGCAACTACAATCAAACTGTCTGCAACTAGATCATCGGCAGTTGGTGCTGGCCAAACATATGATCCACGACCAGTCTTGTGGTTGTTTGCTAACCAAAGAGGATATCCTATTTTGCGGGATGTAGGTGTGCGTTGTGCTTCAAGTAATACATATGCGCTCTTTAGTTGAGCACGAGTCACTTCAACCATTTCTGCCATTGCTGGGACCACTGAGATTGCGCCATTCACAAATTCCTTTTGTGTCTTTGTGAGATTTGAATATTTCATTTGATTCTCCATAATATAGGACGGGACTTGCAGTTGCCCACAAGTCCCAATTTACTAACTACGATTGAATAAAGCAGATCCAACAGATTTTGCTGCTGCAGAAACCATGCTACGTGAAGGTGCACCGATACGGTACTTGATTACAGTGGCACCGCTCTTCAGCACGGTTGGGTTACCGTACACACAATGCCCTTGACTGCGGAGCAGGTGGATGGCACGACTTGGATTCTTTAAACTAAAGAAACAAGAGATTTGGTTGGTTGTTACAGAAGCACCAGTTTGAAGATGGGACAACAATTCGCTTTGCATTGACATATATAATAACTCCATAATGTATACCACCTATAAAAGAGGTTGGGTAGTAGGTGGCAATTCTACCCAACCTTTGCAACTCTTTGTTATACCGTTACTGCTACCTCTTCCACCGCAGACACTGTATCTTCTGGGGATGGACCGAATGGAGCAGGGGCAGACAACTTTCCGAATAAGTCAATGAAAGCAGCACGGGTAATCTCATCGAAGCGATTGCAGCACAACTCGATTGCCTTCTGCTTATCCTTGAAGATTGAGAAAGCACGGATAATGTGAACCATGCGGCGGGTGGTAACCACCTCATCAATGCCACCATCGGCAAAGGTGCGGCGGATAGCATCTGCCCATTTGACCAATGTATCGGCATACTCTTGGTCCATGCAACCGTATGCAGTCATCAGGTTGGTAATAATCTTCAACTCCACCTTTGATGAAGGATATTCCTGATTGAAGGTAACGGCAAATCGCTCGAGGAATGCCTCGTTGAGAATGTTGGTGCCAATATAGCGACCATCATCACTGCCCTTGCCCTTGGTGTTTGCTGTTGCGATAACATTGAACCCAGGAGCAGGGGTGATCATTTCATTCTTCAGTTTGAAGTAGAATGGTTTTCCTTCCAGAATAGGTTGGAGACATAGTAAAGTATTTGCACCGCCAGCATCGATCTCATCCAGTAGTAAGGTAGCACCTGTCCGCATGGCAATCAGCACTGGTCCTTCTACGATCTCTACGTTGCCGTTAACCAGTGTTTTGGAACCAATCAACTGTTCCTCATCGGTCATCATGTTCAGGTTGATACGGATCAGAGACTTCTTGTGTTGAGCACAAACCTGCTCCACCATGGTTGACTTACCGTTACCTGTCGGTCCAGAAATATATGCTGGATAAAAAGACCTTGACTTGATAATCATTTCTACGTCTTTGTGGTTACCGAAGGCAACGTAGTTCTCGTCAATGGCAGGAATCATTGGTTTACTATTTGGTGCCATAGCAACCACTTCAGCAAATGTTTGAAGAACCTCGGAGAATGGTTCTGGTTCTATCTTACGGGCAGTGCCGATAGCATACACGCCATGCCCCATTTTGTTTTCCATCAACCAATATGGTTTCTTAGTTGTTCCCATATTCTTCATAACTTCCAGTAGTTGTTTGCGTGTTACAACTCCGGTTGTAACTGTATCGGGAAACATAGCAACTACATTTTGCTCAAACTCACTACGAAACGCCATGTCAATATTCATTCAAGACCTCATAATATATAATAAAATTATTCAACCTACAAATACAAGTATACTCTGGTGTTGAATTAAAGTCAAGCATTATTTCCAAGATAGGTTGTCTGAAATATCGTAAAACTTTCTTCATAGTCGGCAAATTCTTGTTCGTAGTAAGCAAATTCTTGTTGCTCGCTCCTACTTTCCATTTCATTCATCTCATCTTCGGTGTATTCTACCATGCTGGTTCTCCTCATAATATAATTAATCACTCAACCTACAAATACAAGTATAGTGTATTATTGAATTAAAGTCAAGGACTATTTTATGCCACCATTGCGATGAAACGATCAAGCAATACACGGGAATGCTTCTTGGTGTTGAACATCTTACCAAACTTCTTTGAGATACTCGATGCAGTCATATCAGAATCAACATCAAACGTACCCTCAACAATTCTGGTGGATGATTCTGGTATCAAGAACAACTCATCACGACCAGTATTGCGCATTGAGGCAAATCCTTTTTCCTTGAACTCAGCACGGATTGACTCAACTGAAGCAACAACCTTGTTACTATAGTGTGACCGATATGCGGACTCAATACACTTTATCTTATTTTCGCAGATGAAGAATCCAACTATCATGGCACCAGTTCTGTCCTTGATCATTTGCAATAGTACTTTGGTCTCATTATACGTGGTCAACTCATACTGCTTTCCATTCTTTGCCTTTACGTCATGGATGAAATTCTTCACCATGAATCTCTTGTCAAGTTCAACATTGTAAACTCCTGTAGCAAGTTCCTTGCCAGCTGGAGAATTAAGATTACGACCTTCTCCGTCAGTCAGTGTTATGAAGGTGGTCTTTTGGATTAGATTCTTTTTGTTGAACTTTGGAATATAGTCCATCATATATACCAGTGCTTCATTCAATGGTGTACCGCCCATGCCATATCCACGTTGCTGAAAGAATCCAGGGGCAAGTAACCTTCTTGCCATTGAATTGAATGAAGATGCTGACATTTTGTTGGAGAACAATTCCAGCAAACGATATGAACCTGGATTAGCAAACAAGGCATAATCATCAATTGAATATAGTTCTTTTCTCTTATCCATATTCTTGTGCGCCCGTTCCTCATACTCAGGTGTGCCATAGTCTAATCGACCATACGAGGAAGTGAATGCATATACTTCATATGGTATGTTGATGCGACGACAGAACATAACCAGATTAATCAACTGCTCCAAGGTTGGTCTCATGACCGAAGACATTGAACCGGACCAGTCCAGCAGGAACATCATGCCATGGTTCTTGCCGCCAGGAACTACTGTAATCTGCTTGAATATATCATCCACAAACTTATATGAATGCAATTTCCTCATATCCAGGGATCCCAATTTTGAGGTGGTTGCCCTTTTATATTGGTCGGCAGACTTCTTCATCTCAAATTCTTTCACCAGATAATTTACCATGGTGGTGGAATTCTGCATAAACTTATTGAATGTTGCCTTGTGACCTTCAGTAATATTATTGTCAAATTCCTGGGTGTCTTGGAAGATCTGTTTGTATCCTACGATTGGGTCATTGTCTGCTTCACTCATTACCGAGTAGTAACGGTACTGAATTGAGTCATCCGCAAACTCTTCCAATTTGTCCTGTAATGCCTTGTCGGTGATGGATTCCAGTTCCTTCTCTTCATCCACTTTGTTCTCATCTGCGTCAGTAGATACAGAATCATCTATACCATCTTCATAATCTTCCTCATCCTCTGGGAAGTCGTCACCGCACTCTGGTTCGCCATAGGATGGTTGCGGTTCAAAGTCTTCAACTTCACCACCCTCTTCATCCTCTTCTGCCTTGGCACGTTGCTTCTCTTCCTTTTCTTCCTTCAACTTTTGCATGGAGAATTCACGAATTTCCTTGGCCAACTGGACGACCTGTTCAATCGTTTCTGTCCGTTCAGCACGTACAACGAAACGATTTTCTTCCGGCGTAAACTTGATACCGGATGAGTAACCAACCTTGAAATGAATATTGATCTTATCAATCAGCAGGCAAGCATTCAGATCAAGATCCTTGATCCCAAAGAAGTCCTTGTCGTTCAACTGAGCATAGGCGGTATTCATTACCTTACGTACACCAGGGAATTTTCGCTTCATCAACTTTTCGATACGGGCATCTTCGACTACATTCATATAACTATGGAGTCCCGGAGTATCCTTTGATTCCACTAGGAACTCTTCGCCAGTATATAAGGCATGACCCACTTCATGGATAACAAACAAGTCTTCCATTTCTGGGGTAAGATCCTTCCATATAGGCAGAGACAACACACGTGTCTTGATATTGAATGATGCCGTCTTGGATGGCACACGGACCACAGTCAGATTCTCTTCAGCAAGAAGATTTGCCACCAGATCAATTGCTCTTGTAGTCATTTCGCTTCCTTTCATATAATTAATCACTCAACTTACAAATACAAGTATAGTGTATTATTGAAATAAAGTCAAGAACTATTCTTGACCTTATTTTTGCCTACAATTTTATCATTTTATTTTTTGGCTTTTTAGATAATGGGTTATATTGGTTCATCTCCTTTTCCGAATAACCCCAATTTTTGACTTTATCAATTTTGTCGTTTAATTCATTTTGTGCTATATAAACTGCCATTTTTTTGAATTCGATATTATAGAGTGCTAAAAGAAGTTCGATTATTTCGTTTTTGGTGCCCTTTAGTGGGGGCGAATTAAATTTATACCCGTGGTGATACCTATAACTTCTATAGTGGGATTTTAATTCTGCTAAAGTGTCTTTATTAAAAGATTCTCTAAATAATTTCTTATTCATTTTTCTTCTCCTTTAAATTAGAGTTCATATTCAACCTACAAATACAATTATGCTCTTGTGTTGAATTAAAGGCAAGGACTATTTTATATGAAGAATCTGATGTAAAGTCCATAGATGTATATGGATAACAATCCTACATTCACTGCTATGATTGCTTTATCTCGTATCAAAAATCCCCAGATGAGGAAAAGAGTTGACCCTATGTTCAAAAGGATCATGCTGTATGGTTCCCAGGAAAGGGATACCGAAAGTGCTCCACTCAGGGTGAAGGTTGTTGCAATCCACTTCAAGATATTCGTTTTAGTCATTACTGTTCCTATCCAATGTTAAGGATAGAAGTATACTTCAGCATTGAATTAAAGTCAAGGGATATCTATGCCGACAGAGACCTCAACCTATCGGCAGCACAACTGGCAGCAAATGAATTTGGTTTTACCATTGGAATCACATTGCATGTTCCCTGGATATAACCTATTGCCTCTTTCAGTGCGCAGTATGA